CCGCCGCCCAGCGCGAACAGAATCCACGGCGCAGCCTTGACCGCCGCAGCTGCTTCCCAGCCGCCCTGCATGACCAGCAGGTGCACAATGCCCATGTTCAGCCAGATCAGCACCCGGGCTGCACCAACGCCAGCCAGAAATGCCACGCCGAAAATTTTAAGATACCGTTTCATTGTCGTTGTCCTCCTCGGTTTCCACGCGATCCAGCAGATTGGCGGCATTGGTTACGATCGAAATGAGAGCGCCCGCCGGGTCATCCGATCCGGCAGCCAGTGCGGCCAGCAGGGCAACGCACAGTTTCAATGCCTCAAGTCCCACGCAGTTGGTTTCAATCTGCGGGTTTCCATCTTCACCATACGATACGCGAATATAGCTCTCGTTCGGTTTGCTCATGCGGATTTTCCTTTCTCAAGTGAGGGGAAAAACAGTTCCCCGATCTCATCCTGTCGGATGTCCAGCAGTTCACACATTGCTGTGATCTCTGCGCTTGTCCACGGATTGTGCCCCTGCATCCTGCCGCTCATGGTGTCCCGGCCAATGCCGATATACTTGGCGACTTCCTGATCGCGGTAGCCGCAGCTGTGGAACCGGCCCCGAAGTCTCCAGTACGGAATCTGCCGGAAGGTGCCCTGTATGACCTTCATCATGCTTCGACCTCTTTTCTTTGATGTGTGCCAGCCGTGCAGGCTGGTTCTTGTCCCGGCGCTGTTCAAGCCAGCGCTTGTTGTAGTGCTTCTTCACGGCTTGACCTCCACGAACTCTCCGTTTTTGAGCGTGTACCAGGTGTTCTTTTTGATAACGACCCCGTCAACCTTCGCCATTTTGGCCAGCAACATATTGCCGTCATCGTCGTACTCGGTCAACACCAGATAGCAGCCCAGCGCGCCGCACGCCTTACCGAAAGCACCGTTTACAACGGCAATGCTATCTTTTCCGTCTGCTTTTGCGTTGCAATAAGCCCCAGTGGCTGCCGCCGTGCTGTAATAGCCGCTGGAAAAAGGTTTTTTGCCCTTCACCCGATTAAAAACGGCATTCACCGCAGCTTTTACCAGCCCTGCAAAATTTACCTCACCTTTACCGTCAGCTCAGTGCAGGCCAGTTTACTGTCCTCTCCGCTTTTATTCA